CAGTAGGGGAGGCTAGGCGATACCCAGGCGGCGGGCTTCGGCTAAAATCATTAAGCGCAATCGAAGAAGTACCCTATGCCCACGGCCAGCGCATCGGCCAGGAGGTACGCGAGAAAGCCCGCCTGCTCGACCGCTGCGAGGAAATCAAGGCCCAGCTCCAGGCCGAGCCGCTCTTTCAGGAATACCCGATGCTCGACTTCAAAATCCGCCAGGCCAGCAACCGCATGGCCAAGCACACCACCAACCAACTCTCCATCTTCCGGCAGCCGGCCCAGCCTGAACACCCTGGTCAGCGTGGTTAGGTCGCGTTTATCTCATCGGGCTAGCCCCGCTGGCCCTGGGCTGGCGGGGCTCTTTTCGGACTTTTCTAAGTGGCAATTGCTGGGGAGATTGCGGCCGGAATCCGGTAATTCAACTTTCCCCCATCATGCGCAAAACTCTACTCGGTGCCGCCCTCGCAATGCTAGGTAGCTTTGCGGTGCTCGCTGCCTAGCCAATCACCTGCATGGACCTTGCTCAATTTCACCAACACCTAGCACGGCAGATGCCGGGCTTGAGCACCGACGAGGTGGTCGAACTCACGGCCGCCTGTACCCTGCGCCAGGTCAAGAAACGGGAATTGCTCGTGCAGCCGGGGGTAGTAGCCGCCCATCGCCTGTATGTCTTACAAGGTGCTTTTCAGTCTTATGTCGTTGACCCAGCGGGAGTAGAGCATACCATGCACTTCGCTATCGAGGATTGGTGGATTACCGACCTCACCAGCTACCGCTCCCAACTGCCGGCGACGATGTACGTCGTGGCACTCGAAGACAGCACCGTGCTCCAACTGGATTTCGCCACCGAGCAGCGCCTCATGCACGGCAATCGCCGCTACGAAACGCTCTTTCGGCTACAGGCAGAACGGGCGGCGGCGTACTACCAGCGCCGGCTAACTGCGGCCCTAACCCGCACGGCCGAAGAGCGCTACGAGGAGTTTCGGACCGCCTACCCGGCCGTGGTGCAGCGGCTCCCGCAGTACATCATCGCCTCGTACCTGGGCATGAGCAAGGAGTTTCTCTCGCGGCTGCGAAGCCGGAGTGGGGCCAAGAAAGGGTAAGCCGGCCGCCCCGCATTTATTGACCTAGTTCATCTTCGGGCAGGCTGGCAGCACGGGACCTTTGTCGGGTACAAGGCAAGCCCGACCGCGTCGGCCGGGCGCTTACCCTTTTGACACTAGTAGCATGAAAGCCTGGCAATTGCACGACTTCGGCCTGGAAAACCTCCGCCTAGGCGAGGTGCCCACTCCTACTCCTGGCCCCCACGACCTGCTTATCCGGGTGGGGGCGGTCTCCCTCAATTTCCGCGATAAGGCCATTGTCGATGGCATTTACGAGCCGCAGATGATTCCTAAGCCCCTGATTCCGGTTTCGGATGCCGCCGGCGAGGTGGTGCAGGTCGGGGCGGCCGTTACCCGCTTTAAGGTCGGCGACCGGGTAACCTCCCACCTGTACTCCCACTGGCTAGCCGGGGAGGCGGCACCCGACGAGCCAGCTTATTGTTTCGGCGCCCCCCTGCCGGGTGGGCTGGCCGAATACATGATTATCCACGAAGAGTCTGCCGTGGCCGCGCCGGCCAACATGACGGACGAGGAAGCGGCGACGCTGCCCATTGCGGCCCTCACGGCTTGGTTTTCCCTCGTGCACTACGGAAAGTTGCAGGCCGGCGACTCGGTTTTGATTCAGGGCACGGGCGGCGTGGCCCTCTTTGGCGTGCAGATTGCCAGGGCGCTCGGGGCGCGGGTTATCGTGCTCACGAGCAGCGATGCCAAAGGTGAACGGGTGAAAGCCCTCGGAGCGGATGAGGTCATTAACTACGTGCGGCAGCCGGATTGGGAAAACGTGGTGCTCGCGTTGACGAATGGCCGGGGGGTAGACCAGGTGCTGGAAGTGGTCGGCGGCGACGGCCTGAACCAATCTATTCAAGCGACGCGGCCCGAAGGGCAAGTGGCCGTGGTGGGGTTCCTGCAAGGCCAGACCGCCCAGCTGAACCTGATGAACGTCATCTTCCGCAAGGTGCGGATTCAGGGCATCGCCGTGGGCCACCGCCAAGCGTTCGAGGAAATGAACCAGGCCCTGGCGCAGCACCACATTCAACCCGTCATCGACACGGTGTATCCCTTTGACCAAGCCAAAGCCGCTTACGAACACCAGGGCCGGGGAGGATTTGGCAAAATCGTGATTCGGGTAGCGCTACCCTAACGGACGCTTCAGAATAGCTAAATAGAAGTTGGGGCATAGCAGTAGGCACTCCGCGTGTTTACTGCTAGGCCCCAACTTTTACCCAAAGCCACTAGTACGTGGCTTTCTTCGCATCCAGGGCGGCAATAGATTCAGTCATCATCTGCTCATCGACATGCACGTACTTCATCGTGGTGGCAATCTTCGAATGGCCCAGCAGCTTTTGCAGCACCTGCACCGTGCCCCCGTGCCGGATGAATTCGGGGGCAAACGTTTCGCGGCCGACGTGGTGGTTCAGGCGCGTTTCGAGGCCCAGCTGCTGGCCGCTGGCCCTCAGCACCCGGTTCTCATATTAATTGGTATAGTCGGCAAACTTGCCGGTGCCCTCCTCATGCGCGTCCTGGAGGTAGGCCAGCATCTGGAAATTTCTTGGTCAGTAAATGGTTAGCGGTGGGGTAGGTAGAAAGCAAAAAAGGCCCTTTCTCACGCATGAGAAAGGGCCTTTTTGCAGTCCTGAGCCATCTTAGTGGCCTCAGTACCCGGAGCCGGAGTAGGAGAGTACCCTAGTGCTCAGGCACAAACGTCGAAAATGGTAAGCAAATGGTAAGCGTTTACCAATCCTTGCCGGCGGCGGTGCCAGCGGCGGGTTTGCTCATACCATCAGTAATGGAAGTTGACAAGGCATTTCCAGCCTGGGCAATAGCGCGGCCAGCTGAACGGGCGAGATTAAGCGTCATGCCCTTCTTTTGGTCAATGCTGATGTAACCTTCAGCAGGGGTAGGTTCACCTGGATTTAGATTGTATTGGCTAGGGTAGCCCTGCATGCGAAAATCGCTGATTTCGTACTTATAGCGCCCATCTCTGAGTACCATTTTTACTGTGTACCAAAGCTTTTCTGTATAAGTAAAGGCCCCCGTGCTAACGTAAACATCTTGGAAAGCAGTGCCTTGGATAACGCCAGCATCCTTCTCATCCGCCTGCACCACGGCTTTCGCCGATTTGAAGGTGCTGGCAAACCAAAGTTTGGCGCGGGTATAGAGTTCGGTTTGGCTGGCGCCAAGAGCTTGTACTACTTCTGTATAGAGAATCCTGCTCGTAGCTGGGTCAAAAGGAATTGCTTTGACAGTAAGCGCCCCAGCTACTACTTGCTGGGCATCTGAGGGCATTTGGCTGGTGCGGATGATGTACTCGGTGTCTGCCTTCCGCACTACAGCCCAGCGGCTACCCAGGCGCCCGACTACGTGCACTATAGAGTGCGCAAATAGTTTACTGAATGGCTTGCCAGCAGTATCGGCGAGGGTGCGGTAGGCCGGCACTGACTCGTCGCCTAGTTTCGTCGGTGCTTCAACCACATAGGTATAATCTGACTGGGCAAAGCAGGCAGTAGCAGAGCCTAGTAAAAGAAGAGTAAAAAGAGCTTTCATAAGCTAGTGGCACGATTTGCAGAGTTGCATCTTCTCGCGGGCCTTGCCCAACGGCATGCTGCGCACGGTAGCCCCGCAGGCCTTCAGGTGTGAGCAGGTAGCATCGGTGTGGTACTTCACGCTGTTGTGGCTGGTGCAGTAATACACCGGGCGGGCGTTGAGCTGCGTGGTGACGAAGGTGCCGCCGCCTAGCGCCAGTGCGGCGGCGATGCCATAGAGCCACCGGCCCGGGCGGAAGGGCTGGCTGGGCGGGGTGATTGGTGCTTCATAGATATTGAGAATGGCATCGCGTCGCACATTGCCAATGCGGGGGCTTCTCTTGTATTTGTCAGGCATAGCTAGGGTGGGAGAGTGGCTAGGCTGTGTTTTTGCTACTTTGATAGGAGAATCTGTATTGTTCGCTCTTTATCAGCGAGCTGCCCTTGCAGCAATTCAATCTCACGCTTTAGCGCCTGCTCATTGCCCGATACGCCTTGGTTATGGATGGCATCGCGGCCGACGTTGCCGGTCAAAAAGCTGCGCGAAATTTTCTTATTACTTGAGGCAGTATTAGATGCTTCAGTAGGAGGATTAGATAAGAATGGCTCGCCTTGGCCAGTCAGCAGCCAGCGCGCATTTATGCTTTCGAAGTGCAGCAAGACCCGTTCTAAGTAATCTGCTTTGGGCTGGGCTAGCCGAGGCTCCAAGTAGTTCTGAGTGGTGTTTTCGGCCACTCCGATAGCCTTGCCAAAATTTCTGGCGCTTAACCCGAAGTTTTCTAGCAAAAACTTTATTCTCTGATTGATAGTGGTTTGCACTATTAGGGAAGCTAATTTATTGTTTTTGCTTCCGAAGTATGCTCTACTATGGAAGCTAGTACGTTATGTTTGTACCATCTTCACAGCAAGTAAAGCACCCCGCTGTGAAATCGTCCAAACACGATGACCGAGCGCGAGAAATACTTCAGCCTACTAGCCCTCATCTGTGAGAAGCTACCCTACTACGCCGCCCAGATGCTGGCCAAAAAGGAGGGCGGCACGCTCTCGCGCTGGCAGAATGTGAAGGCCGGTAAGACCATCAGCCTGGCCGACCTCGTGGCGATGGTGCGCCTCACCCTACCCGACTTCGAAATACCTGCCCACCTGCTGCCGGAACCGGCTGAGCAGGATGCAGCCGTGACTGCCTAACACTCTCGCATTTATCTCATCGGGCCTACCCCAACTACTACCCCATGCCAACCACCAAAACCCGCGCCGACCACATGCAATGGGCGAAAGACCGCGCCCTGGCTTACCTGGAGCCACAGAAGACCAACCCGCTAGCCCAACTCGGTCAGCGCATCCGGCACGCCGTGGTGCCTATGGCTGAGGCCGAGCAGGTCATCGACGCCTGGAACAGCTTCGTGAGCGACATGGGCAAACACCCCGAAACGCAGGGCCACTCGGCCATCCTGCTGGGTAGCATGCAGGTACTATCTGGCCACCTGCGCACGGTGGGGGCAATGCGTGAATTTATCCAGGGCACCAACTAATACTATCCCTTTCACCCTTTACCTCAACACCTTATGAAAGTCACGCATCGCGGCGCTGTCTCGCTGACTGGCACGATGGCCACCACCCGCATCCGGGTGCCCAGCCTGGAGCCCGGCACCCGCCTCATCCCCCTGGGCCAGCCGCTCGACGTGGTGGGCTGCTGGCCCCAGGGCGAGAAGCTCACGGCGTACGTGGCCGGCACCATGCCGCCCGCCCTGCGCACGGCGGCCGAGGAGGGCCGCACCCACGAGGAGGAATGGTTTGGCCCCGTGCCCGCCGGCATCGCCGAAATCGACCTCAGCGAGTGCCGCTACGAGTACCTGGTGCAGCAGCCGCCCCGCGCCCTGCCGCTCTTCCCAGGGGAGGCCAGCCACGTCGAGCAAGCCGCCTAATGCAAGCCCAGCCGCTCAACCTATCGCAGCTGCGGGCCGAACTAATCCGGCTAGGCTTTGAGCGGCTGGAGGCCGGCCAGCTCAAAGCCCAAGTACCGGAAGGGCCCGGCTACCACGACACGGTGCAGCCCCTCATAGCCCGCCAAGAGGCTGCCAGCGCCGCCTACGAGGCCACCCAAAAGCAAATCGCGGCGCTCATGCGGGGTGCCCAACCTTCTCTCTTTTAAGTCTATGTCTCAGCTTGTTTCTCCTACTGAACTCATCAACCGCCTAGTGGCCGACTCGCAGGGCCTAGAGCGGGTAGCGGTCCTCAACCTCGCCAGGAAAGCGGTGGAGCGTCAGGTGCAGCGACTAGCCGACGAGCGGCTTCAGGCCGAGGAGAGTGGCTGGGTTGACCACTGGCAGGCGCAACACACCCGCGCTACCGATACACTGGCCGTCATCCAGCAGGCACTGGCCACCTGCTAACTCACCCATTTCCCAACCCCCATTTATCTCATCATGGACAACACGCCCACCACCATCAAAACCATCACCCAGCAAGCCCTGGAGGCCATTTTCGAATCGAAGGCCAACGCGATGCCCGCTACTAGCAAGTTTGAAATGCCCACGGTGCGGATTCTGCGCACGGTGATTGACCCCGCCCAGCTCCAGGCGCTGGCGGCCTTCAGCGACTACCTCGGGCAGTTCCCCACCATCACCCGCTCGGGCGCCCACACGGCGGTCGTCTTCGCCTGCTAACCTACTCTTCTTTTTTATCTCATCATGCTGTACATCAACAAAACGCGCCCCAAAATGGGGCGCGTTAATCTCAAAGAATTGCAGGAGGTGCGCGAGCACCACATGCCGGTGCACGCGGTGCGCTTTGCCAAGCCCTGCCAGCTCCAGCGCGTAGCCGCCGAAGTAACCCGCCTGCGCCCGGAGCTGCGCGAGGAAACCGAGTTCGTCGTGCACGAGGAACTGGGCCGCCGCCAGCTGCTGGCCGATACGTCGATGCGTGTGTTGGAAGGAGGCCAGTACCGTGGCTAGCCAAAATACCACCTTCGTCATCCCCGCCGAGGAACTGCCCCTGGTGGAAGGCTACCTGGCCACCTGCGCCACGGCCAGCTTCGTGGGGGCCACGGCCTTCTCGGTAGAAGACCGGCCTTACTACGACGTGTTCCTGACGCACTGCGACGAAGCCGACCTCTACAACCTGGGCCGCTACGTGGGCCGCGAACTCGAACGGCAGGAAGGGAGGCTAGCGGCATGAGCTGGATTCAAACCTCCACCGGCAAGGCCTTCGACCCGTTTGCCCCCGACCCGTTCCTCATTTGCATTGAGGACATTGCCCATGCGCTCAGCAACGTGTGCCGCTTCACGGGCCACACGCGCAGTTTCTACTCGGTGGCCCAGCACTCGGTGGAGGTCGCCACCCGGCTGGCGCCCGAGCTGCAACCCTACGCCCTGCTGCACGACGCCACCGAGGCCTACCTGCTTGACCTGCCCACGCCGCTCAAGCAGCGTCCCGAGTTCGCCTTCTACCGCCAGGCCGAGGCCGACTTGCTGGCCGCCATCCTGCGCCGCTTCGGCCTGGAGCCCACCCTGCCGGCTGAGGTCAAGCAGATGGATAAGCGCATGCTGCTGCTCGAAAAGAACCGCCTGCTGGGCAAATGTGAAAAGCCCTGGCCCACGTCGGGCGAACTAAGCCGGCTAGCCCCGGCGCCCCAATACCCGGGCTGGCGCCCACTGCCCCCGGCCGATGCCAAACGCGAATTTCTCAACGTTTTCTACCTCACGTTCCATGCCTTCGCTCAAGAAAGTAGCCGCTAAAGCCCCCACCATCAAGGGCGTACCCGCCGGGAAGGAGGTAGCAGGTGAATATTAAAAACTACACGTCGGTAGTGCCGGCGATGAATTCGGCGGCGGCTATCGAAGCCCTGCTCGTGGAGGCAGGCGCCACGTCGATAATGAAATGGTATGAGGAAAAGCGCTGCGTCGGCTTCCTCTTTCAACTCACCCTGAATGGCCAGCCCGTCACGTTCCGCCTGCCGGCCCACGAGGCGCGCGTGGTGCAGCTCATGCTCAAGCAGGCCCGCAACCCCGACGCCACCAAGCGGGCCAGCATCCGGGCCCAGGCGCAGCGCACGGCCTGGCGCACCCTGCACGAGCTGGTGCAGATTCAGGTGGCCATGATTCAGCTCCAGCAGGTGCAGCCGCTCGAAGCCTTCCTCAGCTACGCCTACAACACGCAAAACGAGACCACCTTCTACGATAGCGTGGAGAGTGGCGCGATAAAACTGCTGCCCGGCTAATGGAAACCTACTCCGCGCAGATGCAGGCGGCCGTGGTGCACCAAGTGCAGCAGGCCAGCACCCCCGAGTTGCTCCAGCTGCTAGCCTACTACCGGCTCCGGGGTGGCCCAGGGCGCAGCCTCGTCGTGCAGGAGATAACCGAGCGCCGCCAGCGCCGCCAAATCAACTACCCACCTCAACAGGCTGCCCAGCAGCGATAACCATGAAAAATCAACTCATTGCAGATATTCTCACTGCCGACTCCGGCAATATGTTCGCTGACTATAAGGATAGTGCTGCTATTCAAGAATTTCTTGAAAAGCAGAGCCTGCCCTTTGTGAAGGGTATAGCCCGGCGCTGTGGCCTCATCCCTGCCTCAGCCATCATTACCGAATTAACCCTGCTGCGCGACCATCAGTACCAAGTGCGCGACGGCATCACGGTCTGGATTTCCCAGCGCACCCACAAAAAGGGCTTTGACCCTAACGAGGCGCAAGCGGTTTTTGAGCGCAAGACCAAGAACCACGACCACGAGGTAATTCTTGGCCTGACTGAGCTTCAGCAGATAGCTCGCTTTTGCGGCTATCCCCAGCCCTACGAAGTAGCTGCTAATAGTGCCCATCAGTTTGAGCCTGAGAATTCCCAGGGGTATGCGCAGGACTCGGAATACAAGGAGTATAAGCTGCGCGACTCCGGTTGGAAAACCAACCTGTGGGTGTACAATAACAACCGGCTAGAGCTGGAGCATAAGTACGGCAAGGGCGAGCCCTGGAATAAAATTGAGCTAGAAATCGCTGATATTCTAGCCGTTCTAGCGCACATTGACCTAAGCGATGAGTACCTGGCTGTGCCTCCCCCTGGTGAGAATGAATTGTACAACCTGCGCTGGGGATGGCAGAAGCAGCTGCGAGTGCCCATCAATCCTCAGCCTACTACCAATGGCCACGAGTGGTATTGGAATGAAATCTCGCCTGAGAACAAAGTGGGTGCCCTGGGCATCTTCCCCGACTTCGCTGAGTTTCTGAAGGCTTTAGCCAGGTTCTGCCCCTACGGCCAGCCGGGCAGCATGCGCTGGGGCCGGTTGATTGACTCGGTGCGTGTCGAGCGCGTGCAGGATATCACAGAGGTAGATGCCGGCAAGCAGGGCCTGGAGCGTGTAAATGTGCCAACCCACGGCACGGTGGATGCCCGCAAGTGGAAGAATTACCTGGGCCAGGCCTACTACTGTGGGGCAAATCTGAACACCGCCCAGGAGTCTTATAAGACGCGCTTCATCAGCGAGTATGGCCGCGAGGCTTGGGAGCGGAATGACTTTGTATGGGTAGTTAATTTTTAGTGCAGCAGCAGTTTTTTATGTCAACCACCACTCAAGAAAATACCGCCTCCGTGCTGACCGACCGTGAGCAGCAGGCTATCAAAAACATCAATGCCGTACTCGCTGGCGACGGCAGCGACCCCGAATCTGGCCCCGGTGCGTGGGGTGATTGTGGCGAGGTCGATGTGCCCGTGCTGCTAGATGCCGTTGGGCGTTTGAGCAGGCTGCTTGCCACCCAGACCTCACTGTCCGATAGCGCGCTGGATGAACTGGAGCAGCTGCTAGCTCTGGGCACCAAGGCGCCCTGGGCTATCAATAACGACCCTAAAAAGTGGGTTACTAATGACGGCACCTCTAAAGAGGAGTGGACGGCCAATCGTGATAACGATGCTGCCTTGGTTGTTGCGCTACGCAACGCTGGCCCGGGGCTAGTGGCGCGGGTACGGGCAGCGGAATCCCGCGCCTACCCGGCTACGCTTACCCCCGAATTAGATGAGGTGCTGGGCTGGCCCAACTTCCGGTGTGCAGGCTTCGCCGATGCCTTCCGGGCAACTGGCCACGACATCGGCCACAAGGCTGAGCGGGAGCAGGCCTTCGTGCTGCACTGGCTTACGGGCCTGGTGCTGAAGCATGGCGCCGGCTGGAAGGATGCGGCCAGCAGCGATATGGAGGCCTTACGTGAGAAAATAGCGCTGAAGGAAGGAGGGCAGCCCAATGGTTGAGTCGCTTAGCCAACTCTTGCCCCACGGCAGTATCCAACTCATTGCCGACAAGTTAGGCCTGGGTAAGCAGGCCGTCAGCAAGGCCCTGCGTCGCCAGCGCCCTGGCCACCCAGCGGTGGTAGAGGCGCTGCGCATGGCCGAGGCCTCCGGCGCGCTCCGGGTAGCCCAGCAAATCAAAAGCATTTCTCAATAAACAGCCATGAAAACGCCTAAGAGAATCCACCTGCGACACATGCCACTGAGGGTACACGCCTGGAATGTGCCCGGTCGGGCAGTCCGGGTAATCGTGCTGAAGCCCGGGGAGAAAAGCAGTGACTTCCACGCTGTATAAAAAGAATGATACTAGGCTTCAAATCTGCTTTCGTGCCGGCCGTGGTGGCCGGCACGAAACCGCATACCATCCGCCGGGGCACTCGCTGGCGCGTGGGTATGAGCATCCAGTTTTATCAGAATGCCCGCCAGAAAACGATGGCCAAGATTCGGCCCAACGCCGTGGCCACCGTCGTGCAGAAAATAGAGGTGACCCGGCCCGAGCGCTTCCTTGGCCCGCCCCGGGAGCCGGTCATCCTCATCGACGACCGCCAGCTCACGCCGCTGGAGTGCCAGGAGCTAGCCCGCCGCGACGGCTTCGATGACCTGGATGAGCTGCTGCGCTTCCTCAGCAACGGCTACGGCTTCCCTTTCACTGGCCAGCTAATCGGCTGGACTGACTTACGCTACTAGTAATGAAAAACTTCGCTCGAATTATTGACCTGGGCCCGGTAGAGTGCCTACTAGTACGCCAAGAGGCTGCCATTATTGAGTTTCGCTTTTGGCTGTTCGATGGCGAGAGCATTACCGAGCCGACCGCTCGCATAGAATACCCTGGCATGTGGGGTGTGGATGCCATGTTCGATGGCTTACACGAATACGCCCTGCGTGAAGAGGCTGAGAAGGTCTGGAAGGTGGTGCAGCAGCAAATGGACTTGCACTTGCAAGAGCTACCTGAAGGGCAGCGCCTCGTGCTAAGCGGTGCTGATATGCAGAAGCTGCATCCGACCGATGCCGATTAACTACAAAGACTACCCGGATAACTGGCTCTCGGAAATCCGCCCGCGCATCCTGGCGCGCGACGGCCACCGGTGCAAATTCTGCGGCGTGGAGGATGGCGCCCACATCCAGCGCAGCAGCCGGGGCCACTACATGCTGCCCAGTGGCGAGGCCTTCGACGGCACCACTGGGCAGCTGCTGGCCGGCGAGGCCGACACCTGGCCACCTGAGCGGAAAGTGCGCATCGTGCTCACCATTGCCCACCTCGACCACGCACTCACCGACCACACCGACGATAACCTGGCCGCCCTGTGCCAGCAGTGCCACCTGCGCTATGATAAGCGCGTGGTGGCCCCCAAAGCAGCCTTCACCCGCAAGTATGGCCGCGCTACTACCCCGATTGATTTCCTGCCCTAATTACCTGGCCCGGTGGCTGCCCACTGCCGACGCCTTACCCGCCCTAAATCCATGTTCACCCGCTACAGCCTCGAAAAACACCCCAAACCCAAGGGAACCTGCCCTGGTTGCGGGGAGAAGAAAGTATTCCGCTATTTCCAGGACGCCGAGGGCCAGCGCCTGGATGAGCAATATGGCATCTGTGACCGCGCCGCCAAGTGTGGCCATGACCACCGCCCCAGCGGCGAGTTGTTCGAGCGCAGCGCGCCGGCCGACGTGGTGCAGGTCGAAACGGTGCGGCCCGCCCCCGAGCAGGCCGAGCGCCTGCGCCAGCTGGTGCACGACCAAACGAGCCCGTTCCACGTCTGGGCCCGCGCCACCGGCCTCACCAACGAGCACCTGGAGCGCTGGGCCGTCGCCACCGACCGCGACCGCACTGCCTACCTGCACCTCGATACCCACGGCCAGCTCGTCAACGCCAAGTGGCTCAGGTACGACGCCGAGGGCCACCGCGACAAGCTCAGCCAGCCCTACAGCTTCACGCTCGACGAGGTGGAGAAGAAAACCAAGCGCTTCGGCTTCTGCCTCTACGGCGCCCACTTGCTGCGGCCGGTCGAGGAGCAGGTGCCGGTGGTAGTCGTCGAGTCGGAGAAGTCGGCCGTGCTGGCCAGCTTCCACTACCCGCACCTAGACTGGGTGGCGTGCGGCGCGGCCAACGGCATCACCGACGAGAAAATTGGCGACCTGCTGGGCCGCGCCGTTTGGTGGCTGTGCGACGCCGACGGCAACGCGCCGGTGGTGAAGGATGGCGCCCCGGTTATCCTGGCCGGCGGCAAGGCCAAGCTCACCGAGGGCGGCCGGCGTAACAGCAGCCTGCGCAAGCTCCAGGCCTACGGCACTACCCACGTTGTCATCGACCTGTTTCCCGACCGCACCGACGGCTACGACATTGCCGACGCGCTGCGCGATGGCCTGAAGCCGGAGATTGTAGCCCCGGCCCCGCCGGAGGAGCCGGCGCCGGTGGCCAAGCAGCGCAAGGCCCTGCCAGCTGACACCGACGACTGGAGCGCCCGGATGAAGGACAACCTCTACAAGGCTACCCGCTTCACCGATGAGTTCGTGAAGCGCGATATCGACCTGACCCGCAACCCCGACGACTGGGCCGCCGTGCACGCGGCGTTGGCTACGCTCGGCGACCACGGCCGCGCCCTGGTGCACCGCCTGGCCAGCCCCCGCGCTGGCTACGACGAGGCCGCTACTAACGTCCTTTTCGACGAGGCGCTCGAAGCCGACACCGATAAGGGCGTGGCCAGGTACACGGCCCTGGCCACGCACCACGGCATCAACCTCAAAGACCTCGATGCCAAGGAGGATAAGTTTGCCGATGTGCGCTCGCAGCTGCCCAAGGGCGTCAATGCCGAGGACTACTTCCTGCACGGCTTCTATGAGCAGGACAGCGCCTACTACTCGGTGACCAAGGACGGCCCCAAGATGGTGTGCGGCTTCACCATTAAGGTGCTGTACCTGGTGAAGAGCAAATCGGCCCCCAAGCGCATCGTGGAGCTGAAGAATCAGTTCGGCTACGCCACGGTGCTCGACCTACCCACCGAGGCCTTCGTGAGCATCGGCGCGTTTAAGAAAGCCGTCGAGTCGGTGGGCAACTTCGTTTTCGAAGGCAACGACATCGACCTGACCCGGCTCAAGAAAAAACTGTTCCGGGAGGAGAAGCTAACCCAGGAAATCAACGTGCTGGGCTGGCACCCCCGGGGCCAGTTTTATGCCTTTTCGAATGGCATCCTCAACGGCAAGTGGACACCCACCGACGAGTACGGCATCGTGGAGCACGACGAGAAAAACTACTTCCTTCCCTACCTCTCGTCGATAAACGATGACTTCACTGAGTTTAGCAACGAGCGCAAATTCGTACATAAGCCCGTCGAGGGTGGCCTAGACTTCGCCCAGTGGTCGGACCTCATGCAACGCGTGTATGGCAACAACGGCTGCCTGGGCATGTGCTTCTACATCGCGGCCCTGTTCCGCGATTACATCTTCGAGCAGCACAATGCCTTTCCGCTCCTCTATAATTTTGGCCAGCGGGAGTCGGGCAAATCGCAGTTCGTCGATTCATTTAAGTGGCTGTTCGGCAAGCCCCAGGACTCGCTCAGCCTCGAAAACCCGAGTACCGTCATCGGCATGGTGCGCACGCTGGCCAGCTTCAGCAACGGCATGGTGTACCTGGACGAGTATAAAAACTCGGTGGATAAGAAAACCATCGGCCTGCTCAAAGGCCTCTGGGACGGTTTCGGCCGCACTACGGGCGTCAAGTCCAATGACAACCAAACCAAGGTTACCAAGCCGCTCTCGGCCACCATCATCAGTGGCCAGGACATGCCCACCATCGACAACGCCCTCTTCACCCGGGTAATCCAGCTGGAGTTCCTGTCCAAAGGCCGCGACTACGCCGCCTACGAGGAGCTGAAGCAAAAAGAGAAGCTGGGCCTAACGGCCATCACGCTCGACATCCTCAGCCACCGCCCGGCCGTGCTGGAGCTATACCGCCCCAGCTTCGATATCATCCTGCGCTGGCTCAAAGACACGACCAAGGGCGAGGACATCCAAGACCGGATGCTCCAGAACATGGCCACCATCCTGGCGCCTACCCTCCTGCTACTCGACAACGGGCTACTGCGCTTTCCCTTCACGAAAGAGCAGCTGCTTGCGATAGCCCTGGAAGTAGTGCGCCGGCAGCACCTCCAGATTGCCAAGAGCACCGACAGCTCGCGGTTCTGGGACGTGTTTGTGGGCATGGCTAGCCACAAACCCACGCCGCTTATCGTTGAAGGCGTGGACTATCGCTTCCAGGGTGATAACCTGTGCATCCGCCTGGGCAACGTGCACCCGCCCTACCTCTCGCAGCACCGCAGCCAGTACAACGTGCCCGGCCTCGACAAAACCACGCTCGACTACTACCTGCGCCACGACCCGGCCTTTGTGGAGCAGAAGAATATCCGCTTCGTGCACGGCAAGGACAGCGAGACGCCAGGCGCGGCCACCAACCCCACGTCGGCTTACTGCTTTGACTTCCCGACTTTGAAAATTGACCTGCTACGCCAGGACATCGGCAATACCGAAAGAGACCTACACAAGAACACTGAGACCGAGTAGCGGCGGTTATCAGCCAGCCGGGTGGGCAGCCCGGTGCAGGGCAGCGCGAGAGCGCTGCCCTTTTTTGTTGCCCGGCGCGGTTTAATACCAAAAGTATATTCGCCTAACCGGGTATGCCCCAGGGCAAAAAAATGGGACCGCTTGAGTAAAATCGTTTTTGCCGCCAACTATGGTGAAAACCCGACCTACAAGAACCTACAAACCTACAGGACTGAAATGGCCACAGTGAATGCGCCTTGCTGATAGTTTAAAGAATGATTTTCCATTTTAAAGTATCTAGGAGGTGGCCTAAAACCGGCGATTTCTTGTAGGTCGGTGTAGGTTCTTGTAGGTTGGTGTAGGTCGGGGCAGGTTAGGGCTAAAACTGACCAACCTACATAACCTGCGATGTAGGCCAGGGCAACCTACACGATGTGGCTAGTCAAAAGCGCGATTTCAGAACGCAGGGGCACATTTAGCGCCATGTAGGTTTGTAGGTTGTGTAGAGTGACGAAAACACCGTTTCCTGTTGTTTTTGCACACTACTACTTTTTCGTGAAAAACCTTGCTTCTGCTTCTGTAAGGGCTATTCTTAGCTCGGTGCAATTTTTTAGTAACAGCTAAAATCACTGGCCTGAATGTTGGGTGAGGTGGTCAGAATCGGGGTAAATTGCCGGGCTACTACCCCTGGATAGTATTCCGAATTGTCCTGTGCTGGCGGGGCCGGCAATCGGAGCTTTGTTCATGCCTCTTTCACCCCCGATGGATAAACCTCTACCCGAGCACCTGGTGGTGCCGGTGCGCCCCGCCGTGGAGAAATACCTGCGCCGCCGCCTGCACCTGCGCCCCGAGGAAGCCTTCCAGCTCACCAAGAAGGGCACGGCGGGCCGCTTCCTCTACCACGTTTTGCGTAACCCGCAATCGGACAGACAGTACGCGTCCTCGGTAGCTGAATACCCCGGCCGCTTTGTCGTCACCATTTCCAACCAAATGGCCTGGCTCAACGGCTGCCGGCACCTCACGCCCCAGGGCGTGCACGACTTCAACCGGCAGATTGAGGACCTCATTGAGCAGGAGTTTCACGTCAAGATTGACACCCTGGCCGACCTGGGTATCAAGTTCGAGAACCGGGTCATCGCCCTGCGTTTCATGGAGCACTACGGCTTCACGGAGGACGACATCACCTTCGACGCGCTCATCAAGTCCTACTACCGCTACCGCAAGGCCGAGGAGGTGGGAAAAATGCGCAGTTCGGCCGCTAATAATATTCCGAAATGTCCAGCGGCTGAAGGGCTGCCCTTGGCCGCCTAACGATGCTTACCCCAACCCCCGCCGGCCAGCTGCGCAACCTCGACCCACTCATCCTCGACAACGTGGGCGGGGTCGAGGCACTTTGGTACGTGGACGTGGCCGACGTGCTGAGCGTGCCCGACCCCGACGAGCCGCTCATCGCCACCGATATCGTGCTGCACCCGGGCGCGGCGTGGTATCAGCTCGTAGCCACGCGCACCACCCTGGGCTTCACCCAGGACGGCAAGACCGACCGCCACGGCCCGTACTTCCAGCCAAAACTGAAGGGCGTGCTGGCCAAGGCCACGGCCACGGTGGCCGCCGGCCTGGAGGCGCTCGACGGGCGCCGCTTCCTGCTGCTCTACCGCGACCACAACGGCACTACCTGGCTCGTGGGCGCGCCCGACGAGGCCCTGAGCTTCGCCGACAAGTACGACACGGGTACGGCCACGGCCCGCAACAACTACGATTTCGTCTTCAGCGGCGAGACCACCCGCCGCGCCCGCCCCTACGAGGGCACCTGGCTCGTGAGCGGCGTGGGCCTGAGCACCGGCGTGGAGCTGGGCGCCGCCGGGGGCCTCGTGGAAATCCGCGACGCCGCCGGCAACCTGCTGGCCACCGCCGCCGCCGGCCGCACCGTGGTGGTGCGCTCGGGCTTCCAGGTGGATTTCACCATTCTTTAGTACGCCCCGCCGTGACGACAGAAACCTTTGAACTAATTAGCAATAAGCGCTTTGCTGATAACGAGCTGATGCGGATTCGGCCGGCCCACTTCCGGGCCTTCGCCGAGGATATTCGCGCCACGTTTGTGCCCCAGGTGGCGCCCAACGTGCCCGAGTACGACCCCAACTTCTTCTACCCGGAAAGCTACCTCGTCGTGTTCCAGGGCCTATACTACCGCAGCCGGCTGGCGGGCGTGTTGCCCGAGCCGACGCCGGGCCAGGAAACGGCCGATTGGACGCCGGCGCTGATGCCGCTCTCGCCCGTGCTGCCTTACCGGGAAATGAGCGTGCAGCAGGGCCAGGACTTTAGTAGCGACGGCCTACTGGAGCCCAGCAAGCTCTACCGCCTCACCGGCCGCGTGGACGCGAACGGTGACCCGCTCGCCGACGTGCTCGTGGTGGCCGTGTCGCGGCACAGCGTGGCCGGGGCTGATGCCTATACCATTGGTATTGACATCCAGACCCGCGAGGAGTTTGTGCTACCCGTGGCCTACGAGCTGACCACCGATACCACGATGCCGCGCGCGGCCGGTGCAGGTGGCGCCGTGGATGCCTACACCAAGGCCGAGGCCGATACGTTGCTGGCCACGAAAGGCAGCGCGCAGGTGCAGGAGCAGCATACGCTGCAACTCAAAACGTTGGGCGTGCAGGGCTCGCCGGTGTATGGCTACCTCGAAACCGGTGGGGCGCCGGTCGGCTACGCTTCCTTCGACGATGCACTAGCTGATGTGACGCAAAAGACCTTCTACACGTTCAACGCCGCGACGCTCGTGCTTACGAAGAGCAACGCTGCCAGCGGGGCGGGCTGGGCCTACTCTGCCTCCGCTCAGGGTACCACCATGCAGCTGGGGGAGAACGTGGTACTGACATTACCCGGCGACGAAGTGGGTACGCTCACCTTTTTACGCTTCTACATAGAGCAGGCCCCCGCCACACGGGGCGGTAAGGTGCGGCTCCTAACGACTGCGCTCGCCAGCACGCCAGTGGCGTTACTGCCTCGTCTGGAGGGTTATTGCGGTAAGCCGCTAGAACTTGCTAATGGTGGCGCAGTGCTACTCAGCGGCTACTATACTAGCCTGCTTGGCACCGGCACCGTGTACGCGCTAGAGCCATTTCAGGCGGATAACGTGGCCGCTGGCGTGAACGTGGTGCCGGTAGGCGGCCGGGGCACGGTCAAAACCGTCAACGGCCAGGCGCCGAACGCGGCCGGCGAGCTAACGCTGCCTCAGAATGATATCTACGGGTACAGCCAGCCCAAGCGCGACCAAGTATTTAGCTTATTCACCTCGAACAGTCAGTTCAAGGCCGTGGACGTGCCGCTGGCCGGCGATACGAGCACGAACCTGGGCTCACAGATTGTTGACCTGACCAACGGCGACCTCTACACGCTCGTGCCCGATAAGGACAACACCATGCCCGACCCGGCCAACTCCAGTATTCTCATCGCAACGCCCACCTGGCTGCGCACCAGCTTCTCCTAATGGCCATGACCCGCGCCGAACAAAATCGTCAGGATGCTATCGAGCAGGCCCTTCGGCCCCTCGTTGGCCCGGTGGAAGCACCTGCTATTGACGACATGCCCAAGAGTATGAATGGCTTACGGGCTGCGCTCTTTGCGCTGACGTGCCGCATGGATAACATGGAGCAGCTCACGGCTGCCAAGTTTGCCGATTACAGCCCGCGCCTGGCGCTGGCCGAGCGCACGGTGGCCAGCACCCAGGCGCAGGCCGCCGCTACGGCCGCGCAGGCGGCCTTTCTGGAGCAGAAGGATAAGCTCATCGAGGCCGCTATTCATGCCAACTCGCTCGACATCGTGACGTTCCAGCGGCAGGCTGTGGCCGACGAGTTGGCCACGGCGGCGCTTCAGGCCCGCGCCACCAAGAACGAGGCCCTGATTGCGGCGGCCCAGGCCAAAGCCGAGGCCGCGCAGGCAGATGCCAACGCGCTCAAAACCAACGCCGCGAACGCGCAGGCCAAGCTCGATACGGTAGCCACCGGCACCGCTGCGGCCCAGCTGGCGGCCGATGCTGCGCAGCTGCTGGCCACTAATGCCCAGGCCGGCCTGGCCACGTTGGTGGCTCGCTTCCGCACCAAGCGCATGGCTACGACCGCCGTAGGCCTCACGGGCACCATGAAAATCGACGTGGTTTGGGAGGTGCCCTTTGCCGATGATAAGTACAATGCCGTGTGTGAATTCGAGGGTCTGGCGCTGCTGGGCCTCACGGGCACCATCAGCAACCGCACGGCTACTGGCTGCACCATCAGCGCCAAAAACGTGCTGGGGCTCGCCTTGCTGGCGGGCGCCGGCACCGTAACTATCACCGCTATCCACGACCAGGTATGAGCACGCGCCTCGCAGCTGGCCCCCGGGCCTTACGGGCGGGCACCGTGGCCCTGGCCGCTGCCGCTACGTACCCCGCGTTTGGCCGCACCCCGGCCCCGGGGTACGTACTGGGCACCGAACTGGCGCTGGCCAGCACCAAGCGCCAGTTCACCATTCCGGGCTTATCGGCCAGTGAGCTTGTCACGGTCTTCCTCGTGCTCAACAAGAGCACGCTGGCCGAGGACCTACGCATGGCCTTCAGCATCCTGAGCCAGGGTCAGGCCAGCGGCACCTGGGTAGGCTACACGGGTCGCAGCTATTCCTACTTCCTGGGTATCACCTACAATACGTACGTCGATGGCTTCGTGCACATCGCCGATAACACGGTGCTCGACGGGGAACAGACCGTGCTGCTCACCGTGAAGATGGGCCGGGCCGGGGCCACATTCTACCTCAACGGGGTGCTGCAAACGTCGGTGCCCGTGCGCAATTCGCAGCAGCGCCTGCCGTGGTCAGACCAGCTAATGCTCGGGGGCGAAGCGGGCAGCGCCTACGACTGGCAGGGCCTCATCAGCGCCTGCTACCTCTACCTGGGCGATTTGAACGATGACGACCGCCGCCGTACCGAGGCTTACCTGCGGGCCAAATACCCCGCCGTTGGCTAGCCTTCAGCGGTAATTTCCAGTGCGCCTCGCCCCACCCGGCGGGGCGTTTTTCTGTCCTTTCTACCCGCCCCGGGCACCGGCAGTTTTGCATCATTCAATCCTGAACGATGCAATTAAATAGCTCCTTAGCGGCCGTCTTGGGCGGGCAATTTCTGTTGGAAGAGTCGGCTGTGCCGGCCTTTATGCTCCAGAGCGCCCGGCTACTCACCGAGGGCGGCCCGGCCGTGGCCCGGCCCACCGACCAACCGGCCCCGGCCACCGTCTTCGCCATCGACATGGCCGCTACGAGCCTGGAATTGCGCGGCTACGGCTCGCTCGACGAGGTGCCCGCCGGCTCGGTGGCCATTACGACCGTGAGCGGCGTGATGATGCCGGAGGATGATTACGACTGGGACTACGGCTACGTGCCCGGCACGCGCACGCTGGCCAGCCGCATCCAGCAGGCCGATGCCCACCCCAACATCGTGGCCCACGTCGTAGTGCTGCGCACACCCGGTGGCTCGACCCTGGGCCTGGAGCATTTCGCCGACATCATCGCCGGCACCGTGAAGCCCGCCGTGGGCTTCATCGAAATGATGTGCAGCGCCGGCCTGTGGGCCGGGTCGGGCTGTGACCGCCTCGTGATTGCCCGCACGGGCATCGCGGGCAGCATCGGTACGAAGTGGGACGGCATGGACTTCTCGAAATTCTACGAGAAGATGGGCATTACCCAGGTCACAGTGACGGCCACCGATTCGACGGACAAAACCAAGATGTTCGACGAGGCCCTCAAGGGCAAGCCCGGCCTGCTCCGCTCGCAGCTGCTCGACCCGCTCAATAACGAGTTCCTGGCCACCGTCAAGGCCAACCTGCCGGGCGCCACCGACGACACCAAGACGGGCAAGCTCTACGTGGGCCAGGCCGCCGTCGATAACGGCCTGGCCAACCAACTCGGCTCGCTTCAGGATGCCATCCAGCTGGCTTTCGACCTGGCTGATGAAGCCGGGCTCGTAGGCGCCAGCTCTTTTTCTGCTTCCACCAATTTTTCACTTTCAACCACCTCTCAATCAACCACTATGGGACTGTTCGACCGTAGCAAAAACACCCCGGCTTTTGCCGCCCTTGCTGCCCTTTCGGGTAAGACTGGCCTCACGGCCGAAACCGCTAAAGCAGCTAATGAAGAGCTGATTGCCGCCGGCGTCACGGATGCGGCCATCATCACGCAGGCCGAATTCCAGGACCTGGCTGCCAAGGCCGGCCGCGCCGTGGCCGCTGAGGCCAAGGTGACCGAACTCACCGCCTCGACTACCAAGCTCAGCACCGACCTGGCTGCCTCGCAAAAAGAGGTGGAGCGTCTGGGCGCCCTGGGTGGTGCCACGCCCACCGCCGCCGGCAAAACCGGCATCGACGAGGTAGAGGCCCCCAAGGCTCACTCGTGGTTCGATGCCAAGGCCGACCACAATGCCGAGGCCATCGCCCTGCTCGGCTAGTAGGCGGCCCTTAACCACCCGGCCCCCTCTCGCTAGGAGAGGGGGCCAATAACCGGATTTCTCTACCCTTTCTCACCTTTTTTCTGCCCCATTTTTATGGCTATTAATGCCACTCAACTAAAAGAAGAGCTGGGCGCCTACTCGCGAACCAACAACAAGGAGATTCGCAGCATGGCCTACCAGAAGTCGGTAACGGCTAAGTACATGCGCCTCGTAGCTTCTGTGAAGGGCCGCTTCCCCGCGCTTCAGGCTATTTCGGGCCACGTCGTGCAGGGCTTTACGGCCGTGTGGAGCCCGCTCGGTATCACTGAGTTTCGGGTAAACGAGCTGAAGAACTTCCGCCAGAAGGTTAACTACCCCATCAAGCCGGATGACATTCAGGCCTCGTGGCTCGCCGATTTGTACTCGGAGAATAAGAAGCCGCAGGACATGCCCATTTCGCAGTACATCATCAACGACCAGTTGATGAAGAAAGTAGTGGCTGACCGCGAGCTGCTGCTCTGCAAAGGCAAATACGATGCGGCCAAGAAAAACGAGTTTGGCAAGTCGATGGACGGCATCGCCGAAATCATCCGCCAGGCGATGGTGCCCGGCAACGAGAACCCGGTGTTCCAGGTGCCGCTCGTGGCCATCACGTCGAGCAACATCACCGACCAGGTGACGGACTTCGAGCAGGCCATCCCGGAGCCTCTGAAGGACTTGCTGACCCGCGTGTTTATGAGCAAGAGCAACCTGGAGAAATACCGCATCGACTACTTCAAGAGGTACGGTGTGTATCCTTCCTACACCGACAACAAGGGCTACCGCACCATCCTGGGCGACCGTGAGCTGATTGGCCTACCCGGCCTCAACGGCTCGGATGTCATCTTCTCGACCCCCGACGAGAACTTCTTGCGTCTCATCGACATCAACGATGAGCCGGTGATTACCGACATCCAGGCGCAGGACTACGACGTGAAAATCTTCATGGAGTGGTGGGAAGGTGTGCAGTTCCACACCAACCAGATGGTGGTTGTGGGCGTGGTTGACGGCACGGTAAGCGGCCTGGGCACGGCCGAGCTGGACGGGAAATACTACCCCACCCTCGACTAGTCGCAACTGCTAAAGAGCCCGCCCCGGCACCTTGCCGGGGCGGGCCATTTTTCCACCTATTCACCTAGTTATCCACCATGGCACTAGATTTTGAAGACATCGAGGGTACGGCCGGCGAAGACAACTCGTCGGGTATCCAACAGAACATTTACCTCATCGACCACCGCGATGTGGTCAAGCACCCCACCTTCCCGAAAATCGACCTCAAGGGCGCCACGGCCCAGACCCTGGCCGACCTCGTGACGGTACCGGACGATATCCTGCTCAAGAACGGGCGCAAGGCCTTCCGCCTCCAGTGCACGCTGGAGGCCGGCGCGGGCACGAGCGACTCGCAGGGCGAAATCGACGGCATGAGCTTCAAAAACGGCCTCAAGCTGCTGATTCCGGGCAACAAGGCCAACGCTGATGGCTTTGCCCGCTACGCCAAGAACGGCTCGTTCTACCTGCTTTACTTCGAGCTGGATGGTTCGCCCCGCCTGCTGGGCAACCCCGGCTACCCGGCCAAGATGGTGTCGGCCCCCGGCACGACCGGCGAGAAGTCGGCCGACCGCAAGGGGCGCACCTTCACCTTCCAAAGCGTGTGGAGCGGCCCGGCCCCCATTTTCGCGGGCCAGGTGCAGATTGCCGGCGCTGGCGCCGGTGACGCGGCTACCGAACAGGAGTTGGTTTATCTGAAGTAGTTTTGTGAAGATTCGGGCGTACAGCCCGATGAGATAATTCTAAAAAGCCCGCTGGCCTTGCCAACGGGCTTTTTTCATGTCCTTTCTAGCCGGCAATTGCCAGCGGAATTTCGGGGCATGACAGTGCAAGCATGGCTCGACAGCGAGCGTAATTATGAGGTCGGGCGCCAGCTCTACGAGCAGCTGGGCGACAACGCCCGCCTCAAGCAGGTGCTGGGCCACGGCCCGAGCACCTACAACCAAGAGGCCCTGGCCTGGGAGCTAGGCAAGCTGGCCAAGGCCGGCGTAACGGCCGCCGTGGCCCTGGCCGTGCCGCTACCGGCCGTGTTGGTGGAAAGTGCAACGGAATCGTTGCCAAGTGAGCCCGCCAAGGACTTTAGGGCCGATATCGCCCGGGGCGCGCTGCTTATTCCGCTGGGCCAGGCCCGCCGGCTGCTCTACGACGAGCGCACACAGCTGCACGCCCAGCTGGAGGTGCTGGCCGAGCACGGCAGCCAGGAAGACGTGCGCCTGCTGGCCGTGCGCATCATGGCCCTGAGCCGTGAGCTAAACGCCAACTGGAAAACCGATGCCTACGTGCGCGAGCATGGCCAGCTACCCCCGCCGCCGGCCGCCGCGCCCGGCCTCGATACGCTCAGCCCGGTCGAATTGGTCAAAAAGCGCAACAGCCTGCGCAGCCAGGTGAGCAAACTCAAAAAACGGCCCGACCGCGCCGCCGACCTGGCGCAGGCCCAAACTGATTTAGGCGTCGTGGAGGCGCTGCTGCGCGATGAGTAAGAAAAGCACTCCCGACCTGGCCAAGCTGCCGGCCATCGTGCCCACGGAGCTAAAAACGAGCTTCGACCGCATCTACTACTCGTACCTGAGTGAGGAGGTGGAGGCGCTGCTCACGCCCGACGAGCTGGAGCGCCGCGTGCGCATCGACGCGGCCTGGCACCACATGGTGCAGCGCAAATCGCCCCTCGACGCGGCCGAGTGGCTCCAGGGCAAGTTCGAGGTGGCCCGCGCCACGGCCTACCGCATCGTGCGCGAGGCCCTGCAAGTGTTTGGCGACGTGGTGGAGACCAGTAAGAGCGCCAAGCGGCGCCTGCTGTGGGAATACTCGCTTAAGGGGCTGGATAAAGCCTTGGAAATCGAGGATATGCGCGCCTACGCCGCCATTCTCAAGAATATGACCTCGTTTGAGGGCCTTAACCTCGAAGACAGCACCTTCGACGGCGAGGCTATCGTGGCCCACACCTACCTCATCCAGGTGGGTGGCCCGGAGGGCGGCCTACGCTTCAACGCCAACGCTATTGAGGAACTGGCGCCCGACCAATACGAAGTGGTGCTCGATGCCGTGGAAGACATGACCACCAGCGTCGAGCAGATGAATAAAATGCTCGACGAGGCCCAACAGAAAGGAAAAAAGAAGCCATGAGCGCCCAGCAAGTAGAAACCAAGCCGCTGTACTTCAACCGGCCCCAGCTGCGGTTTTTGGTCACGCTCATGAAGTCGGCCGTGAGCATCTGGGGCCGGGCCACGGGCAAATCCTCGCTGATTGCCTGGCTGATGCACCTGATTGTGCAAAACATGCCGCGCAGTGCCTGGGCGCTGTGCGGCCAGACCTACCAGCAAATTCTGACCCGCACGCTACCCTCCACGATTGCCTCGCTGGAGCGCATCGGCTACATTCAGGACGTGCACTACGTCATCGGCGTGACACCACCTAAGCACTTCAGCCGGCCCTTCGAGCCGCCGCAGAAGTGGACCCATACGCTGTGTTTTGCCAATGGCACGGCCTTCCACCTGATTTCCCTCGATGGGGGCGGGGGCAGTGCCCGGGGCCTAAACCTGGACGGCATACTGGCCGACGAGTCACTGACGCTCAACCGCGAGAAATTCGACGACGAGGTGCTGCCGGCTAACCGGGGCAATAAGCGCCAGGCCTGGGCTGGCCACCGCCTGCACCACGGCGTTTTCCATTTCACGTCCATGCCCTACGGCAACCAGGGCAAGTGGCTGCTGGAGGGCAGCAAGCACTATCAGGACAACGGCAAGGACTACGAGGCGCTGAGCCGCGAACTCGTTAAGCTCCAACTGCGCTACATTGATAATAAGGACCGCACGGCCCGCCAGGCCGTGTGGGAGGATATCCAGCAGCTGACCCGCGAACTGCGCTACTACGTGGACGAGGACGGCCAGCTCTACTCGGAGTCCAACGTGTTCGAGAACCTCACCAACGTGGGCATCGAGTACCTGGAGCAGCTGCGCCGCCTGCTCACCGACTTCACCTTCCGCGTGGAGGTGCTCAATCAGCGGCCCCTGGCCGTGGAGGCGGGCTTCTACCCCACGCTCGACACGGCCAAGCACAGCTACGAGGCCTTCGATTATAGCCACTTGGAGGGCCAGGGATTCAGTGCGGAGCGCCTGAAGCGGCTCAGCGAGTTCCCCGATAGCCGGCAGGATGCCGACTGTGACGCCACGCTGCCCCTGCGCATTGCCGCCGACTGGGGCAAGGCCTCGTTCATTACCGTGGCTCAGGTGCACGCCAAGCAGCGCGAGTACCGCTTCCTGAAGGGCTTCTACGTCAAGCATCCGCAACTCATTCGCCACCTGGCCAAGCTCTTCACCGACTACTATGCCCACCACCTGAATAGGCGCGTGGTGTTTATCGAGGATGCTGAGTATGGCAACAGCCGCAACCCCAACAGTGACGAGACCTACAACCAGGAGTTTGTACGCCTGCTGCGCGAAGCGAACTGGAAGGTGGAGGTGAAGAAGCTCGGCCGCGTGCCCGGCTACCGCGCCCGCTACCTGCTGGCCCATGAGCTGCTGACCGAGGACGACCCGGCCCAGCCTCGCATCCGCTTCAATAAGTACCACTGCAAGGAGGTGCTGCTGGCCATGCAGATGACGGAGATTAAGGAGGGCAAGAATGGTATCGAGAAGAACAAGACGAGTGAGCGCCTCAAGAGTGTGCCCGCCGAGGAGGCGCCCCACTTCACCGACACCTTCGACCTGCACTTGCTCAGCCTCGATGACACACTCATCAAGCCTACGGCCGACTTCAGTGGCTTCGTGATGCTCACGAGCTGAAGCTGAGTGGAAATTACGCTAAAAACCCTGTTTGCAGCCTGCAAACGGGGTTTTTTATTGCAAAAACCCCCGTCATATATCCCCTTTTCACCCGTGGCAATTGCCGAAACAGGTTAGCGCAAGCTGGGGTCATTTTCGGCGCGATGAGACAAAAAAACCGAAAAAGCGGGCGAAATCTGCGATTCCAGCACGCTAGGGCACTTTGCCGTGAGACTGGCCAAATAGAGGCCCGCCGCCCCGCTTAGTGACCCGTCAGGCGCCCGGTTTTATGTCCTTTCGCTGGGGTAGGGGAGCGGGGAACTTCGTGGCATCATGGAAGGCAAATCAATCATTCCCCTCAAGCAGGTGCTGGCCGCGATGGAGGCGGCCACCGAGCCCTTCAGCCTGCGCTTTGTCAAGCTCAATGAGCAGAAGGGCACCGGCGGCGAGGTCGTCGCAATCAGTGGCCAGCTGCTTAGCGGCAAGGGCACCGGCCAGCAGCTGGCCCCGGCCCTCGACCCCGTGCCCATCCTGTCCGGCAAGCCCGACGACATCGCGGAGCTGGAGGCCTGGCTGCGCCGCAACCCCAATCACTACGACAACATGACGCGCAACCTCGTGAGCACTATCAACGGCCACTACACGAAGGTGCACATCTACCTCATCACCGAATTCGAAGGTAAAAAGGTCATTATCTGATGTCTGTTCACGTAAATCAAGACCTGAGCTTCGGCTACATCGACGGCGTGGGCGCGCTCGTGCGCACCGGGCTGGGTGGGGCCGATGCGCCCGGCACCACGGCCACGGCCTCACTCGTCAAGGCCAGCACCGGCAGCGCCGACGTGGCCTTCTGGGGGCCGGATAACGGCTTTCCCCAGCAGGTAGTGGCCGATGCCGAGGCCGACACCTCGCTGGCCACCATGCTCAACTGGAAAGCCAAGGCGTGGTACGGCGGCGGCCTGTGCTACGGCCTCGTGACCTTCGACGAGAGCGGGGCCGAAGTCTTCAAGCAGGTGCGCCTGCCGGAAGTAGAGGAATTCATCCGCCGCTCCAACCTGGCGCGCTACGCGATGGAGGCCCTCATCGACATTTCGTGGTTCGGCCAGGCCTTTCCCGAGCTGATTCTGACCCGCAACCGCCAGAAAATCTACTCGGTATCGGAGTTGGACACCACTTGGTGCCGCTACGCCAAGGCCAAGCGCGCCCAGGACCTGATGAAGTGGGTGTACGTCAACGCCAACTGGACCAACGGCGGGCGCTTCGACGACGAGTACACCACCAAAATCCCGGTGCTCGACCCCTACTACGACGCCGTGGCCGGCCTGCGCGCCCGCACCGATGGCTTCCGGTACGTGTACCCCATCAGCTTCCCCTCGCCCGACAAGGCCGAATACCAACTCGCCAGCTGGAACACGGTGCGCCGCTCGGGCTGGCTGGCCATCGGCCGGGCCGTGGTGGAGTTCAAGAAAATGCTGCTCAAAAACATCCTCTCGGTGGAGTGGATGATTGAAATAAACCCCGCCTACTGGAATTGGAAATACAAGGACTGGGACGAGAAGGGCGACGACGACCGCCGGGCGCTGATGGCGGCCGAGTTGAAGAATTTCGGCGACGTGATGACGGGCAGCAACGGGGCGGGCAAGAGCCTGATGACCACCACCGTGCAGGATAGCCAGGGCAACGCCGTGGCCGCCTTCAAGGTGACGGCCCTGGACAAGAAAATGAAGGAGGGCCTCTTCAACGAGGACTCGCAGGAGGCCGCCAGCCACGTCTTCACCGCCGGCGGCGTGGCCCCGACGCTCATGGGCATCCAGCCGGGCAAAAACATGGGTGCCGGCTCCGGCTCCGACGCCCGGGTGGCCTTCAACAACTTCATCAGCACGAGCACTTTCGAGCAGCACCTGGTGCTGGAAGTGCTGCACTTCATCCGCGACTTCAACGCGTGGCCCGAGAACCTGGAGTTCCGCTTCAAGCAGCCCCTGATTATGACCCTGGACAAGGGCAAGCAAACCCAACAGCAGACCTCCTAAGCGCATGGCCCTGATAGCTACCATCAACGACTTTAAGCAACACGTCGCCCTCAACGAATCGGCCGGCGCCGACTACTTCAACTTGCTCCAGCCTGACCTGCTGCTGGCCGAGCACGACTACCTGCGCCCCGCCCTGGGCACCGACTTCTTCGACGAGCTGCTGCTGGCGGTTTCCGACGAGGCGGCCAGCCTGCGCCAGCTGCTGGCCTTCTCGCTGGCCAACCTCACGATGGTGAGCTTTCTGGACGTGGCCCAGGTGCAAATCAGCGGCAGCGGCGTGCAGATTATCAGCAACGACCGCGAGAAAACGGCCTTCCAGTGGCAGATTAATGCCCTGAAGGCCAACCTGGGCCGCAAGGGCTTCAACGGCCTGGAGAAGGCCCTGGCCTACCTGGAGCAGCACGCGGCCGATTTCCCCACCTGGGCCGCCTCCGACACCGCCCAGCGCGGCCGTGAGCAGTTTATCAGCACCGCCAGCGAGTTCTCCTATTACTACAACATCAGCAACGCCCGCCTCACGTTCCAGGCGCTGGCCAGCCTGCTGCGCAAAACCGAGAGCTTCCGCCTGGAGCCCGCCCTGGGCACCGACTTCTTCACCGAGCTAAAGCAGCAGCTGCGCGACAACGCCCTGACGGCCGAAAACGCCGGCCTCGTCACGGGCTACCTGCGCCCGGCCCTGGCGCACCTCACGATGGCGCAGGCCATCGGCGAGTTGGGCTTCAGCCTCAACGGCCAGGCCCTGGAGCTAAACGTGTACCGCCCGGATGACAGCAACGCCAAGGAGGCCGACCCGGGCCTGACGCAGCTGCTCGACCTGAAGGCGGGCCAGGCCCTGCACGACGGCGAGCGCTACCTACGGCGCCTCGTCACGCACCTCAACGCCACGGCGTCGGAAACGCGCTACGCCACCTACTTCGCCAGCCCCGCCTACGCCCCGCCGGCCGTGCCCAACTACCACACCACAAGCATTTCTGCGCCTCTCTGGGGCGGCTTCTAAGATGGATTTAGTCTTCAAAATCCTAGCGGCCCTCTTCGGTTTCGTGAGTGTGAGCGCGGCCCTTTACAACCTGGCTACGACGCAGACGCGGGCCAAGCAGCGCGACCACGAGAACCGCCAGGCGGCCCAGCTCGAAGCCGCCACGGCGCTGGCCATTCGCACCCAGGAGCGCGTGACGAGCCTGGAAAGCCGGCTGGGTAGCTTCGAGCAGCGGGTAGAAAAGCGCCTCGACCAAATCGCCGACGACGTGGGCGACTTCAAAGAAATGTTCACCAAGTTTCTCATCAACCACCTCAAGTCCTGAATCCTATGCGCTCTCCTGTTGCCCATGCTCACTTCTACTTCTTAATGGTCTGCCTCAGCCTAGTCACTAGTCTGAGTGTCTGGCCGGATGAATTTGCCTGCTGCCTGCTGCTTAGTCTTTGCTCGCTTTGTGCCGCCGCCCGCGCGGTGATGGAATGCTCCTTCGAAGAGGTTCGCGCTGCCCCACTCATCCCCTCACTGCGCCTAGCCGCCCGGCTGCGTATCCTGCGCCGTGTGCGGTTGCCGCACCTGGCCCGCGTAGCCATTTTCGGCGCGGTGGCTACCGGTGTGTTCTTGGCCCTGCCAGACGTGCTGCGCCACACCATCATGCCCACGGCCGGCGGCTTTACGCCCGATAATATCGGCGCGGCTGCCCTGGGCGCCTTCCAATTCTTCGCCGCCCTCAGCATGGCTTACGTCAGCTGGCGCTACCTCTTTCCAGGCCTCTACGCCTACGCCGCTGAGACGATGGGGGGTAAGCTTTTGGAGTCGATTACGACCGACTTGAGCACCCGCATGGAGCGTGTACACCGGCACTTCGATAACCCCAAGGCCTCCTTCAACGACATGGCTCACTTGGTTGAGGCTACCAAGCTAGACTTTGCTGAAGCGGCCGAACGCCGCAAAATCGCCACCTTAACCTTCACCATCCGATGCGCCCGTTTCGTATTCTCTGTCTCGCCCTTTGTCTTCTTTTTTGTGCAGGCCAATCACGCGCTAGCATCAGCCCTGACAGTAGTGCCGCCCGCCGCGCTCGGGTTGTAAAAATTGGCCTCAGCCTCGTGGGCATCCGCGAGGTCGGCCGCAATGCCGGCGCTGCCGTCGAGCGCATAATTAGGTATGCTGGTGGCCGGGTAGAGGATGCGTGGTGCTCCTGGACTATTGTCTATGAAATGCGCAAGGCGGGCATAATGGTCCCGCGTTTGGGCAAGGCTCGCAGTTGGTTCGATAAGGTGCACACCATCTGGCGCGCCGGTGCTCAGGTAGCTGGCCAGCCCAGCCCCCGCCCGGGTGACGTGTTGGGCTTCAGCTGGGGCAACCCCCACATTGCCCACGTCGAGCTGCTCGTGGGCGCCTGGGGCACCGGGCCCAGCGTGCGGTCGGTGGGCGGCAACACTGGCGGGGGCGGCGCCCTCCAGCGCGAAGGCGAGGGCGTGTACGTGAACTGGCGGCTTAAGCGCCTCGTGACCGCCGTGGCCAATCCCATCGACAACCCGAGATACTAACCCGCTATGAAAAGCCTCTACTTAGCCGCCGCGCTGCTGCTCAGCGCCTGCGCCACCCATCCCGCCCGGCCCCAGCCTACTACCTGGGCAGGCTTCCACGGCCCGGCCTATCTGGCGCCGGCCACCACCCGCCGCCCGCCCCAGCGCGTGCTTGACTCGCTGGCCCGCGCCGCCAGCCGGCCCAAACCCCACCTCGTTACCAAGTGAAAGCGATTCTCCTAGCCCTGCTGCTGCTCGTGGCCAGCAGCTGCGAAACCGAGCGCTACGTGCCGGCCGCCGTCGATGCTAAGGTGGACTCGGCCCTGCGTGCCGCTGGCATCAGCCCGCTCCAGGCCGGCAAAATCAAGATTGCCGGCAACGTCATCATTAACACCGGCCCCGGGGCGGTGCAGGTAGCCGACAACCGCCAGGCTGGCCAGAAGCAGGGCAGCGCGGCCACCGGCCCGGCTAGCCAGGCCGCGACTACTGCCAAGAATGCCGGCACGCCGTGGTATGTGTTCGCCGTCATTCTGGGGGTGGGGATCGCCGCCGGCGTCTGGCTGCGCGGTAAGCTGCCCCGCCTTCCCTTCCTGGGCTAGCCCCATCCTCAAAATCACGAAGCCCGCTGGCCCTGCCGGTGGGCTTTTTTATGTCCTTTCGGGGCGGCAATTGCCAGGGGAATTTCGGGGAAAATCAACCCTACCCCTATGCTCGATGCGCAATTTGGCCGGCACCGCTGCCGGCTGGCCACGAAATGGAACGAGCTAACCGGCGCGCAGCTGCTGGCCGTGGTGGCCGTGCGCCAGCGCCCGTTTGCCCAGCCCACGCAGCTGGCCGACGCCCTGCTCGAAATCCTGCTCGCCCTGCCGGCCCGCGCCTTCGCCCGCCTCAACCTCGTGCAGCGCGTGGAGCTGCGCCCGCTTACCCGCTTTCTGGCTACCACGGCCCCGCCGCTCACGGCCCAGCTGCTGCCTAGCCTGACGTTGCCCTACCTGCCCTTCATCGAGCAGCCCCAGCATTTCCACGGCCCCCGGGAGGCCTTCCGTAACCTGCGCTTCGACGAGTTCATCTTCGCCGATAGCTACTACCTGCGCTACCTCCAGACGCAGGAGGCCACCTGGCTCGACCAACTCGTGGCCGTGCTCTACCGGCCCGAGCGCCGGCCCTACCGGCCCCGGGCCGTGGACTACGCCGGCGACCGCCGCGAGGACTTCAACGAGCACCTCGTGCCCGCCCGCGCCCGCCAGCTGGCCCGCCTGCCGCTGGCCACCAAGCAGGCCGTGCTGCTCTACTACCAAGGCTGCCGGCGCCTGCTGGAGCAGCGCTACGAGTACGTCTTCAGCGACGACAACACAGCCAAGGCCGGCCACAGCGGCTGGCAGGAGGTGCTGCACGAGCTGGCCGGCGGCGTGCACCGCCTCGAAGCCACCGCCCAGCAAGGCCTGGCCAACGTGCTGCGCGAAATGAACCGCGTGCTGCGCCTGCACGCCGAACGCCAAGCGGCCCAACCCAACTAGTTTATGCTCACTCAACTCACCTACTCCGACCTGGTGCGCGACCTGGCCACGCGGCATAAGGAAATCCTGCACACGCCCGCCAAGCCCCGCTACCTGAAAATCACGGTCAGCGCCGACCCCATGCAGAAGCTGGCCCGCCTGGCCAGCTTCTACGAGAAGGCGCGGTCGTTACCCGGCGATGCCTTCTTCGTGGTGCTGCTCAGCTACGATACCCTGCACGAAGACACCGGCAGCGACCAAGTGCTGGCCCACCGCCGGGGCGGCTTCATGGTCATGCACAAGGCCGCCAACACCGACGAGGGCCGCGACCAAGTGCTGAGCGATACCGAGCGCATCGGCTACGAGCTAATGGCCGGCGTGTGCGACTTCTTCCGGGGGCCGGCCGGCCGCCGCGCCGGGCGCATGCTCCAGCGTACGGGCCTGGCCGCCGAGGCCGTGGGGGCGCTGGGCGACAATTTCTACGGCACGCGCTTCGAGTTCGACTTCACCGAGTCGGCCACCAAGCTGCTCACCTACGACGCCACCAAATTCCTTCCCTAGCTATGGCCGGCGAACACTACGCACGCATTACCATCCAGGCCGCGCTCAGCCACGACGACAAGCTGCGCGGCACCCAGACCATTTCCGTCAGCTTCCGCCTGGCCGGCCAGCTGCACACCTTCTACCGGGGCGCCGACCCGGGCCAGTTCGTGGTGCCCGACCCCAACGATGGGCTAGGGGAGGGCTACGTGCTGGCAACGGTCAAGAACGTGCTGGCCCTGCTGCGCACCCGCCTCGGCTTCCAGGGCCTGCCCTACGTGGTGAGTGAGCCCCGCGAGGTGGGCACCGTGGACGAGACCATTTTCGTGTTCGGCAGCCCTCGGACGCTGCCCGTGCCGCTGGTCGAGTTCGACGTGACGGCCACCGACTACGGCCTGCGCTACAACCTGGATTTCAGCTCTTACCACACCACCGGCTGGACCATCGCCGAGAACCGCCCCAACGTGTCGCCCATCGGGGCCACGGCCGTCGTCACGCACGCCACCGTGTTTGGCCGCGCCGATGGGGCCATCACCGTGACGGGCACCGGCGAGGCCGCGCCCGGCTCGGCTATCTACCTCTTCGACTGGGATGACGGGGCTAAGGGGGCCACGCGCACCAAGCTGCGCGCCGGCCTCTACGGCTGCACCGTCACCTACAGCACCGGCGCCAGCACGCGCCTGGTGGTGGAGGTCAAGCAGGACCCTGAGTTGGTGGTGCAGGTGAGCAACACGCCCAACTCCATCACGCTCGCCGTGAGCGGGGGCGTGGCGCCTTATGCGATACTATGGGCCGATGGCGAGACCACGGCCAGCCGCACCAACCTGCCCGAGGGCACCTACGCCTACCTCGTCACCGACGCCCACGGGGCCACGGTGGCCGGGGAAGTGGTGCTCTCCTTCAACAGCCGCTACTGGTTTGCGGGCAACCCCGTCACGCTCAGCCTCGACGCCGGCCCGGCCTACCGCCTCGACCCCAGCACCAAGCCCGGGCTGGGCTTCGTGTGCCAGGTGTGGGTGGAGCGCGGGTACCTGAGCGGCACCTTCGAGCCCATCGGCCAGGAGCTGGAGCAGCCGGCCGACGCGCTGGGCCGCACCACCTTCGAGGTGCAGGAATTGCTGGCGCCCTTCGTGGCCCCGCTGCTGCCGGCCGTGGGGCAAGCGGCCGTGCAGCGCCAGGACGGGGCCTTCTGCCGGTTCTTTCTGCGCTACTTCGAGCGCACGGCCGCCGGCGACGGCGCGGTAACGACGGTCAACACCAACTACCTGCTGCACGGCGGGCTGGGCTACGTCGAGGCCGCCCAGGGGACGTGGTTCCGCACCTACCAACCGGCGCAACTGCCCTTCCTGACTTGGGAGCCAACCACTAAAAAGGTGCTACCCGACCAACCCGAGTACCTGTTTTTCATGGTGCCCCGCCCCAACGTGGCCGCCTTCCGCTACCGCGCCCGGCTGGCCTGGGCCAACGGCAGTACCACCGAGGTGGTGCTGGCCGAGCGCCCCGACGTGCTACGCTACGAGGTGTTTTGCCTGCCCGCCGGCCCGGCCCAGCTCGACATCCCGGCCCGCGAGGCCGCCGCCGGCCAGCTCGTGGTCAGCTACACGCTCGACGTGCTCGACGAGGCGGGCGCCCCGCTCAGTGAGGTGCGCACCTACGTGCTCGACCGCCGGCCCTGCCCCGTGCGCCGCTACTTTCTCTACGCCAACTCGCTCGGTGGCTGGAATACGCTCGTGTGCCGGGGCCGGGCCGCGCGCGAGCTGGCCATCAAGACGAGCGCCAGCGAGAACGCCCGCCCCGCCGGCTACGACCCGCTGCGCGGCGACTACACCATCAGCCGCCGCACCGGCCAGCCGGTGCTCAAGTGCTACACCGGCGCCCGCTCGGCCGCCCAGCTCGCGGCCGACACTGACTTTATGCTCAGCGAGCGGGTGCTGCTGCTGGAGGCCGGCCGCTACCTGGCCGGCCAGGTGAAGGACCGCACCTTCACGCCCTACGACGAGGACGAAACCCGGCGCGTGGTGCAGTTCGATTTCGAGCTGCCCCGCGAGCGCTACCACACTCCCCACTTATCCTGATGACTGGCTTTCAAATTCCCGACACGGGCGAGTGGCTCGACTTCGGCGACACCATCGGGCTGGAAATCCGCAGCCCGTTGTTTGACTTCGACACCATCCCGGGCGTGCTCAGCTACCCGGTGGCCTTCACCGACACGGCCCGCAACCGCCGGCTGCTGGGCTTCCCGGCCGTGCGCGCCCGCCGGCGCGGCGCGGTGCCGGCCGTGGAGGCTGATTTGTACATCGGCGGCGCCCTGTGGCGCCGGGGTACGCTCAAATACAAGGAGTTCGACAGCGACAAGGGCGAGTACAGCTACCAATTCCAGGCCGATGCCGACGCCCTGGGCGAGCGCATCCAGGACGTGCTGCTCTCGGAGCTGGCCTTGCCCACGCTGCCCGTGCAGCTGGTGTCCGAGACGGCCGACTACGTGCTGGCCCCAGTGCGCAACGTGGCCTTTTATGATAAGGACAAGAACAAGGACTGGGGCCAGGTAGTGAACTACTACGCCCCGGGCGCGGCCACCGTAGCCACCAACCCCGGCCCAGCCCAGGTGCACACCGTGGTGCCCTTGCTGAAGGTGGTGCCGCTGCTGCGCCGCTGCTTTGCCCTGTATGGCTACGAACTGCGCGGGGCCTGGCTCGAAGACCCCGAAATCCAGCAGCTAGTGGTGTACAGCCTCACTTCGCTCGACGAGGCCGCCGGCTCGGGCGTGGCTAGCCAGTTCAACCTGGCCACGGTGCTACCCGACGTGCGCCTGGCCGACTTGCTGCTCGTGCTCCAGCAGCTTTTCGCCCTGGGCTTCGTCTTCAACCCCGTGCGCCGATTGGTGGAGGTGGTAGCCCTGCGCGACGTGGTGGCCCAGGCCGGCTACGCGCCCCGCGTCCCGGGCCTGGCCTACCGCGACGTGGCCAACGAAGGCGACGGCTTTACGCTGGCCTTCACGGCCGACACCGACGACGAGCTGCTCAAGTCCAACGCCTGGCCCGAGGTGGTCATCGGTGGGGGCAAGGAGAAAATCCAGCCGGCGGCCGACACCCTGCGCATGGTGCGCGAGGCCGACCCGCTGACCCCCGGCCGCCAGTGGCTCGTGCCGGCCACCGAGCAGGCGGGCTACTCGGCCCGCCCCGATTTTGAGCAAACCGACGTGCGCGGCGGCCAGCTACGCTTCCTCTTTTACCGAGGCCTTCAGCTAGACAGCCAGGGCGACCGCTACCCACTGGCCTCGTCGGGCACGGTCAACTACGCCGGGGCCACGATAGGCCGGTACGCCCTGGAGTGGGGCGGGCCGGCGGGCCTCTACGCCCAGTGGCACAAGCCCTGGCTGGATTTCCGCACCAACGCCCGCACCGAGGAGCGCACCATCGCCCTCACCCTGGGCGAATTCCTGGCGCTTGACCCCACGCGCAAGGACCTGGTGCAGGGCCTGCTCTTTTTCTGGGAGCGCATCAGCCTGACCGTGGGCGGCCCCCAGACGCTGGCGCCGGCCACCATCACCTACCACCAAGTTGCCCGCTAGCCCATGCCCACGCAGTTTCAAACGGTCGAGAAGTGGCTGGAATACACCCTCGACGACTTGCGCGGAAACCTGCGCAAGCTCAAAGTCAACGATACGGGCCACTTGCTGGCCAGCGTCGAGGGGCACCTAGTCGCCGCCGCCGGTGGCGACGTGCAGAAGCTCACCATCGCCTACGCCGCCTACGGCAAGTTCGTGGACATGGGCGTGGGCCGGGGCATGGGCGCCGGCATCCGCAAGCGCGACAGCGACTACGCCCGCATCCGCGACGAGCGGGGCCAGCTGCGCCAGTTCAGCCGCAAGGCCCGGCCCTTCGCCAGCAAGGTCATCGGCAAGCAGTCCTTCCGCCTCAGCGTGCTGCTCTCCGACTACTTCGGCGAAACCATCACGGCCAACATTCAAGATGCGCTACCTGCGCAAGTCACTATTAATCTGTAAAAGAGCATGTCTATCAACTTTCTGCGCCAGCAAGTGCGCACCCTCCAGCAGCAACTCGACAACACCCCCATCAATAGCGTCGAGTGGCAAAACCTGCGCACTCAATTACTCACCGTGCAGGCCCAACTGGGCCTGGCCCAGGGGGCTGCCCGGGGCCTAATTTTCTAATCCAACTTACCTTATAAGTAACGTCATGGCCGATAGCCCAGACCAAAGAACCATTGAGATAGTCCTGAAAGCCCAGGACGCCAACGCCAGCCTCAAGGAGATGGCGGCCGGCGCGGCCGTGATGACGGCCCAGCTCAGCCGCATGGGCCAGGACGACCCGGGCCGGGCGCAGCTGCTGGCCGACCTCCAGCAGATGAATCAGCGCCTGGGGGCCAGCCGGGCCGAAATGCGCGGCGTTACCCAGTCGGCCGAGGAGCTGGCGGCCGCGCAGGCGGCGCTGGCCCAGGAAAACATGCGCGTAGTGGTGGATGGCCAGAAGGTCAACGCCACGTTCAACGAGATGAAGGCCAGCGCCAGCCAGCTGGAAAAGGAGTTGAACGACCTCAACCAAGACGACCCGCGCCGGGCCAAGATGCTGGCCGACTACAAGGCCCTGGGCCAGCGCATCGAGGAGGTGAAAAACGAGATGGGCCAGACCCAGCAGCAAGGCAGCCTGATGAAGGACGCCCTGGCCTTCGCGGGCGTGACGGTGGGGGCCGAGGCCGTGCTGGAGGGCATCAAGGAATTGGGCGCCGAAATCATCAACACCACCAAGGAGGTGGCCAACCTGCGGGGCAACATCAACACCCTGACCGGCGCCACCGGCGCCGAGCTGGACGGCCTCACCACGTCGGTGCTGGCCGTGAGCCGCACCTTCGGCAAAGATTTCAATGAGGTGCTGCAGGCCAGCAATACCCTGAGCAAGCAGATGGGCGTGAGCCAGCAGGAAGCCATGCGCCTTATCAGCCAAGGCTTCCTGGCAGGTGCCGATGCCGGTGGCGACTTCCTCGACCAAGTGAAGGAGTACGCCCCGCAGTTCAAAGACGCGGGCTTCGCGGCCCAGGACTTTATCGGGCATATTTCGCAATCAGCCACTCAGGGCATTTTCTCGGATAAGGGCGCCGACGTGGTGAAGGAGTTCGGCCTGCGCATCCGCGAGCAGACCAAGGCTACCACCGAGGCGATGCAAGCCGCGTTCGGCTCCGACTTCACGAAGCAGATTTTCGACGGCATCAAGGACGGCTCTATGACGGTGGAGCAGGCGCTGCAAAAAGTGGGCAAGGAGCTGGATGAGACCAAGATTCCGGCCAACCAACTGCAAACCGTGATTGCCGACGTGTTCGGCGGCCCGGGCGAGGATGCCGGCATCGACTACCTCAAGTCGCTCAAAAACGTGGGCAAGGGCGTGGACGAGCTGGTGGACAAAACCAACGTCTACACCCAGCGCCAGGCGGCGCTGCTCGACTCGCAAACTGAGCTAGCCGCCGCCCAGAACGACCTGACCAAACAATTCGAGGGCGGTAGCACCGTGCTCGAAACGCTCACCAACAAGGGCATGACGGTGCTCTACACCCTGCTGGCGAGCCTGGGCACCACGTTTAAGGAGCTATTTCAGCCGGTGCAGGACATTTGGAAATCACTCACCGACCTGGCCGAGAGCATGGGCTGGCTCAGCAAGGGCACGCTCACGGCCTCGTCGGCGGGCGAGGGGCTGGGCAACATCATCCGGTGGATGATGGCCCCGACCAAAATGCTGTGGGGCATCATCGCCGACGTGGTGAAGGCTACCGTGGAGTGGGCCAAAACGAGCGACGTGGCCAAGAGCTTCTTGCAGCAGCTCACGCAGCCCGTGCGCGACCTGTTCTTCCTGCTCAGCAATGCGCCCGGCTACTTCGCCGCGTTCTCGGCGGCTGCTGAGGCGGCGTTCGGCGGCGTAGGCCGCGCCTGGACGAAGGTGAAAGGCGGCGACTTCAGCGGGGCGGGCAAGGAGTTCGCTAACCTGGGCACCTCCATCGGCGAGGCCTATAATAAGGCCTTCGCGGCGGCAGCCACGAAAAAAGTGGAGGCTACCGCCGACGTGAGCGCGGCCGGGGCCGAGGCGCCGGAGAAGCGCGCCCAGGGCGGCGATGGCATCACCGATGCCGACCGCCAGAAGGCCGCCGAAAAAGCGCAGAAAGACCGCGAGAAGGCCTACAAGGAGGCTAAGGCCGCCCGCGACAAAGCCGACCAAGCCCACCTCGATGACCTGAAAACCTGGGTGAAAGAGGAGGGGAGCCTACTCGACGGCCGCAACGTGCTCAAAGCGCAGCGCGACCAAAAGGCCCAGTCCGACGAGGAAATGCGCCGCGAGCTGGAGCGCCAGAAAGTGTTTGACGACGCCGATAAAAAGGCCGAGGCCCTCACCGGCAAGGAAGCCGACTACACCGAGCGGGTGGCCGCCATCATGGCCGAGCGCGACCTGCACCTGCGCGAGCTGCAAGCCAAGTACAACGAGCAGGACGAGCAGGAGCGCCAGAAAAAGCTGGAGGAAAAGCTGGCCGACATCGAGGCCGACGAGGCCGAGGACATGGCCCTGCTGGAAAACAAGCGGGCCTGGGGCCTGCTCTCCGAGCAGGAGTATCAGGAGGCGCTCTACAACCTCAAGCGCGAGGCCCTAGAAAAGCAGTTGCAGCTGCTAGTGGAGGCGGGCAAGGGGGAAACGGCGGAGGCCAAAAAGATTCAGACCGGTTTAATTAAAAATGAGACGGATAGAATCCGGGCGCAGAAGGCGATGGAGCTGGATTTCGTACAGTTTAAAAAGCAGATGAACGCCTCGTACGCCGGGCTGTTGGTCGATGCCCTGGGTATGGTCACCGAGAACCTGGATAAGCAAAGCAGCGCCTTCGTTCTGTTTAAGGCCGCGATGAAAACCGCGCAACTGGCCGAAATCGGCATGAACGTGATTGCCGAAACGTCCAGCAACGCCAAGTGGGCAGCGGCTGACCCCCGCAACGCCCTGCCCGGTGGCTCGGCCATCGTAGGCGCCGAGCTATTGCTGAAAAACGGCCTCTCGATTGGTCGGGGCGCGCTGGCCGCCATTAAAGTTGCGGCCTTTCAAAAGGGCGGGCCGACCACCGAGCGCGTGGGCGAAGTGCTGTTGAGCGACGTAGCTGGCCTGCTGAGCGGGGTTAGCGGTGGCAGCTTGGCCCCGAACGGCAGCTTCGCTGCCGGTGGCCCGGTAGGCCAGGCCACGCTAGGGCTCATTGGCGAGGCCGGTGCGGAACTCGTGATTCCGAACTGGATGTACGCCGACCCCAAGCAGGCCAACCTGATGGGCTTCCTGGAAGCGCAGATTGCCAGCCGGGGCAATGCCTTCGCCAGCGGTGGCTCCACCACCGGCGCCAGCGCGGTGGCCAGCCCCGTGAGCGACGAGCCCAGCGGGCAACTTGTGGAGCTGATGCAGCTATTTGTGAAAGGCCAGCAGGAGTTTCGGGATGAGGTTGCCGACTGGCAGCGCAATCTCGTGGTGCAGAATAATCTTCAGGAGGTGGCCAAGGGCCTGAAGACGGTGCAGGACGTGAAGCAGGGTGGCGGCATACGCTAAGCAAAAAGCCCGGCCAGTTGGCCGGGCTTTTTCGTGCTGTTTACTAGTCCACAAAAGGGTGTCGAAAAACGTACCTAAAAAACCGCGTTTTCGGGGGTGTGGAGGCGGTTTGCAAAACCATCCACAAAAGACCCGTTTCGTGGATTACTTTCGGGTATGGATGACTTGCAAAACTTGAGCCTTGGCTATCTCGACGGACTTCGTAAGGACATGAGTAGTTCCGACTTCATAGTAGAAATGAAGGCAGGACTTGAGCAGTTAGAACAGGAAATAAAAAGTATGTTTCCAGGAGTCGAGATTATTAAGGAGTAATGAAAGTTGCCATCTACGCCCGCGTTTCGACCAAGGACAAAGGCCAGTCCACCGATAACCAACTGCCCGACCTGCGCCGCTACGCCCAGGTGCACGGCTGGGATATCTATAAGGAGTACGCTGAAGAGGAGTCGGGCAGCACAGCCAACCGCACCGAGTTTAAGAAGCTCTTTGCCGATGCTCACCAACGCAAGTTCGACCTCGTGCTGTTCTGGAGCCTCGACCGCTTCAGCCGCGAGGGTGCCCTGCCGACGCTCCAGCACCTGAACCTACTGGAGAGCTACGGCGTGGGCTACAAGTCCTACACCGAGCAGTACCTGGATAGCACCGGCATTTTCAAGGATGCCGTCATTTCCATTCTGGCCATCGTGGCCAAGCAGGAGCGCGTGCGTCTGAGCGAGCGCACCCGCGCCGGCATCGAGCGGGCGCGGGGCAAGGGCACGAAGCTGGGCAAGCCCGGCCTGGAGCAGGAGCAGGTCGAGCAGATACGCCGGCTGAAGGGCGGGGGCATGTCGAACTACGCCATCGGTAAGGCGCTGAAGCTCTCGGCCACGACGGTGGCCAAGTACCTGCCGGAGTAGGTTTTTTTCTGTCCTTTCTAAGGGGCAATTGCCGGGGGAGATTTCGGTCAGAATCCAATAACTCAGCCTTTCCCCGTCATGAACAAACGTCTTCTCAGGGCTGCCCTCGCAATGGGTGCCTTCTTCGCTGGCAGCCAGGCTAGCCAGCCGACCGCTACTTCTCAATACTCCGACATGCAGCAGGCGCGTGACCTGGCTAAGCAGTCGTGGCCGCTCAACCTCCGGGAGCAGAAGCCAGCCAAGCCCGAAAGCCAGCCAGCAGCCCAGCGCAAGGTGGTAGCCCAGGCCCCTCCGATGGTTACGCCTGGCTTCACCCGCTTCATCGAAAAGCCCCACCTGCGCAAGGTGAAGTATGGCAAGCGCCGCTGGGTGATGGTATAAGCTAATTGGTTATAGCTAATTGATAAATGAAAAAGCCCCGACCGCAAGGCCGGGGCTTTTTTGTGTTCTACTAATTTATTCGGCCCAGTACTGGCCGTTTTTATAGCACTTAGCCGGCGGCATCAAGTGCGTCCAGCGCCTTGATGGCGTCGCACTTCATTTCGTCATCGACGTGCACGTACTTCATCGTGTCGCGGATGTTGGCATGGTTTAGTAGCTTCTGGAGCACTTCCGCCTTGCCGCCCTTGCGGATAAAATTGGTGGCAAAGGTTTCGCGGCCGACGTGGTGGTGCAACCTGGAGTCAATGCCCAGCTGCTGGCCCACCGCCGTGAGCAGGCGGTTCTCATATTGGTCGGTGTAATCGCGGAAACCCTTTAGCCCTTCCTCCTCCTGCGCATCAGCCAGGTAGCCCAGCGCCTGGCGGGTGAGGGGGAGCATGGTATCCTCCGTACGGTTGGCCCGGCCTTTTTGCATTTCGAAAGTGAGCTGGTTGCCGGCCAGCTTCGAGTTGGCCATGTTCTTCAAGTCACCCAGGCGCAGGCCCGACTTGCAGCTAAATAGAAATTTGCATAGCACCCGGCGCTGGGGGGTGCCTGGCGCGCAGAGTACATAGTATGCCTCCAATTTGCGCAGCTCGTCGGGCTTCAGCGGCTTCCACTTGCCCGGCTCGCTTCGGTTAACAAAATCCTCATACGGATTCTCGAACTTGATTTTCTCGCGGCGGGCAATAGCCAGGTAGGTTTTTACATCCTTGTGCCGCACCCAGCGCGTGTTCAGGCCTTTTATTTTTTTGTCTAAATACAGTTTAAAGTCATCCGCAAAGTCAAGGCCGAGGGTGTGAAATGGGATTACCTCCCGGAAGCGCTTCAGTTCGCGCCAGGTGCTCAAGTGATTTTTACGGGTATTGTCCGTTATTTTCTTCTTGCGGTGGCGCTCAATGATTTTGTGGTAGAAATAGCTTACGAAGTCGCTTTTACTGCCTTCGGTATTGTAGTCCTGCACAAACCGCTCAGGCGTGAGCACGGCACTATTCAGCCGGGCCTCGACGAAAATGTTATTGGCCTTGCCTTGGGCCTGGCCTAGAATCAGGTTGTAGTCGTCGGCACGCTTCACCCAGGCGGCCGGCCCGCCAGCCCAGGCCTGCGCGGCGGCTAGCTGCTCGCGGTAGTCCGGGCCACGCTGCACAAGTGGCAGGCTAGCCAGGCAGCGCCCGGCCTCATCATCAAAAAAAAGTGAGGGCCAGCTCACGCCGGTGGCGAGTGGCACGGGCTTGCGGTGCAGCAGTACCTGCAAGCGGACTTGGCAAGAGCCATCGCGGCGGGCGGGCCGCCGCAAGACAATTTTCGCAGAGTAACCCATGTAGGTTGTAGGTCGGTAAACGTGAAAATTTCTGGTAAGCAGTTGGTAAGCGCCGAAATGCAAAAAGCCGAAAAACGACCATCCCAGAATGCTGGAATGGCCGTTTTTCGGCGTTTGTGCCTAGCTAAAGGCTAAAAAGTACCCGGAGCCGGAGTCGAACCGGCACACCTTGCGGTAATGGTGTTTGAGACCATCGCGTCTACCGGTTCCGCCATCCGGGCAAGAACGATTCCACTCAGCCGGTAATCACGAGCGGGCCGCAAAGGTAGCCAATTGCTGGCGAAGTCGCAAGAGGTAGCGCTTTTTTAAGTAGTAGGTTTTTACCTGGGCCAGCGCGGCGGGGCGGTGGTCGGCTGGTAATTGGGCGTAGCCTGCCAGTACCGGCTGAATGCCAGCGTCCAGGGTATCGGCCAGGGCGGTTACCTCGGCGTCGAGCTGGGCGGTGGCGGCGGGGTCAGCTTCAAATTCCAGCTCCATGAGTTGCTCGTTGAGGTCCATCACCTCCATCAGGAAGTCGGCGGGGAGCTGGTTTTGGGCGCTGCCTTCTTCGAGCAAGCCGTGCTGGCCGAGCAGGTA